CCTTTACTTTCATTTTCACAATTGTCTGTATTTTCTGCTGTTGAACGACCCTTCCATTCACGAATAACGGAGACATGATCGCCATCTATAACGGATGGACCATAACAGTTTTGATCATATGTATCTGTTGAAGTGAGCGTCAAAGTATGAGTATGAAGATCAAACTTCAAGATACCAGTAAAACTTCTACCAGCAGAAGTGTAAACTACTATATGCTTACCATCAAACTCTTTAATGATATTGTAGTTCATTATTCTTTTCCTGATATGGCTAATATATTATCTACCGACATATAAATGTCGGGCCCATATTCACTGGTTAGCTTAATAATATATCCATTATAAGCTTCTAATATACCACCCATAGGAAAACTACCTTTGGTATATATAGTCACCTCTTTACCAATAAGAGCTGCATACACATCTCTCATAAATGTAGGCGAATTATCTTTACCATGATCTACAACTTTCATTACGGCTTCCTTCTGTCCACAACCCCACCCACTAACTTGCCGAAGGCAGAGGCTTTAGCAGCCATCTTATCTTTGACTTTTTGAGCGGCAGAAACACTTTCTGTAGTGCCGGTATCCAATTGCAAATTGAGATTGCGAGCCTCATCCTTACCCTTAACGGCTTGAGTATGTTCTTTAGCCTCTTTCTTCAGCTGATCCACACGAGAAACAGGTAAACCCAAACCACTAAACATACTGTAAACCTTAACAACTGGGTCAGGACTTTCTACAGTATAGATGCCCTTGAAGACGCCTTTAGGAGTACCACATTGGTCATTAATCATAGCCATAGCATAAGTAATACTAGAGCTAGGAATAGAGGCCCATACTTCTTTGTTAGCCGTAATAATGACGCCGACATACCTAGATTGCTTGAGGTCGAAACCACCTGCTAACAAATTGCCGTTGAGATTATTAACTACCGCTTCCGCAATGGCGGTATCTTCCGCAAAATTATTTACCGTGAGTTCGCCATAAACAGTGAGGCCTTCACCATCAGTAAGTAATTTTGCCCACTCCATGGCGTCCAAACCTTTAACAGCGGATGGCATGGAAGATAATGTATTGAAAATATCAATGGGGGCCACAATAGCTTTGTTAGCTACATCATAAAATTGAGTTTGACTAATATCATTATACAGAACTTCAATCTTGGCATTATCTACTACAATTAGGTTATTAACCTTTTTAGTTTGAGCCAATTTAGCAAGTCTCGATAAAGTTTCCAAAGCATTAGTTTTAGTTTGAGCATCCTCATGATCCATAGGAAGCACCGTAATGACTACTAGCGGCTTACCTAAACTAGATAAAATATCTACCAAAGTCTCACAGGAACCAGCGCCAGAACCACCACCCAAACTCAAACACAATAAATTAACTTGAGAATTAGAAAGTTTTTCATTGATTAGTTGGGTGATTTGGCCACGATTGGCTTCAGCGGCTGCGCGACCAATTTCCAGCTCTTTAGCTGCCCCTCCTAGTGAGTATTCTAACAATAATTTATTGCTATCTGGCACATTGATGAACTTAAGATCAACTATTGCCGTATTACATACTACAGTATCATAGCCAATAGCATAAAAAGCCTCAGCTAATCTAGAACCAGCTTGACCCGATCCTACTACGCCTAAAGCGATGCTTCTTTCTTTCTTCGACACAATCTTGGCTGCCATCTTATTATTCTCCTGTTGCTTAGCCTTTAACGCCGCTAACTTTGCAGGATCAACTTGATCTTCTGCTTTCACTTGTAGATGAGACACATCATCCACCACTTCTTCTGGCTTGTTGTTTTCTACCACTGATGTGGCTACTACTCCTGTTAGTATTGGCATTTAGTTTTTCTCCCAAGTAATTATCAAGTCAAGACCATATGAAGTGCATTTAGTTCCAACTCGGAATCCTTCTTTTTCTAAAAAAGAAGAAATGAAATCTACTGCTTTCATTACTTCATAAAAAGTGAGATCATTTATTGAATCAGCTTGCGACCAACCACTATCAATTAATAATTGTGGCAACTGGGGACCACCACCAAAATAGGCACGATTAGGAAATCCTGGCATCTTCACACAAAGTTCGATACCATCCATAACTGCTTTTTTGATAACTTCTTCTGTTTTTTGTCTTTTACTAACGAGTTCGTTAATTTCTTTGGCGAGCGTCATTTTTACTCCTGCATCCTATTATATCACTTCAGGAACCATTGGTTCATCTTATACCAATTTGTTGTTTCTAAAAGACCATCCTTAAACTTATAAGAAGGCTTCCACCCCAAACTTTGTAATTTGCTGGTATCCACCGAATATCGGAAATCATGTCCTGGGCGAGGGTCCTCAATGAATGAAATGAGCGAATGTCCTTCTCCCATGGCATTACAAACCGCCTGAATCACTTCTAAATTGGTAAACTCTTGATGGGCGGAAATATTGTAAACTTCATTGGGCTCGCCCTTCTCCAAAATAGCGTTAATAGCGGTGCAATTATCTGCCACATAAGTCCAATCACGGATCTGGGTGCCTTGGCCATAGATAGGTATTTTGGTGCCCTCCAGGATGCATTTAATAGCTTTGGGTAGCAACTTCTCGGGCAGCTGACGAGGACCATAGTTATTGGAGCTTCTGGTAATATTATAAATTAGTCCGTAGGTAGCATGGGCTGCTCTGACCAACAGCTCTCCAGAGGCTTTAGAAGCCGAATAGGGGTTCCTGGGGTCCAATGGCGAGGTCTCGGTCCAAGCAGGAGACTTTTCATCGGTTAGCTGTCCATATACCTCATCTGTAGAAATATAAATCAATTTCTTGACGCCATACTTGACACAACAATTAATTATTACTTGGGTTCCTAATACATTAGACTTAACGAAAGAATTAGGATCTTTTAGAGAGGTATCAACGAATGTCTCTGCTGCCCCATGAATAACAATTTCAGGTTGCTCGCGCTGAAAAATGATACCCATAATATGCTCATCTGTAATATCGGATGGATAAAAAATATGACTTGTATTCAGATACATAGAGTTGAGCGCATTAGCAGTCACACGATCTACGCTAACCACATCATATGGCTTCTTATCCCAAACTAACTTACGAACATAATTTCCAAAAATAAATCCGCAGGTTCCTGTAATCAATATCTTAGTCTTGCTCATAACGCTCCAACTTACCCACGATACAGATTGTGTCTGGGGTCGCTGGTGTATATATCCCTATCTATCGCATACCTATCTTTCCACTTACTAAAAAGATACTGAAGGTTATGGGTGAGAAATAATTTGTTGGCTGGGTTTTTCTTGAGAGTAGCGCTCTCTTCATGCCAAATGTTGGTATTACCACAATATACAATTTTTTTATTCATATTGTATTTAATAGATAAACACAGATCTACATCATCAAATGCCCAGTGATAGTTTTCATCCATTCCTGGGGCGCCAGACTTATTGGTGAAAGCTTTGCGATAATAATCTGCTTTAGTAATCAGCACGGCTCCCGTTACCACTTGGAACAATCTATTCTTTTCTGCGTCAGCATCGCTGGTCTGACCTACACGAAAATGCACGGGAGTTTTATAGGTCTTATCAAATACTACTCCCGCATGCTGTAGTTTATCTGTACCGGTATACAGCAACCTGGCCCCTACTGCTCCGACAGTAGGATCTTTACGTAATACGTCTAACATATTGTTGATGGAAGTTGTATCATTAAAGATAACATCATTGTTTAACAACATTACATAATCATTATCTGCGGGCGAAGCTTCTACAAATAAATGATTCATACCAGTAGCAAAGTTTTGTCTATTATCTTTATAGGAAATAACTTTAATATTACCTTCTAGTTTCTTAACGGTTTCTACAGTATTATCATTAGAACCATTATCTCTAATAAACCATTCATAACTAATTCTTTCCAATGATGGCATTAAAGATTGATGTAGTTTAATTAATTTATCACAACCCTTCCAAGATAATGTGAGTATAAAAACTTTACTCATATTAAAATCCAATACTTAAATTAAGTCCAGCAAATACATTTTGGTGCGTATCATATTGAATTGATGGGCCCAAATATGTATTATTAACTAATGTAGTGCCAATTACATGTCCTACATTGACAGATACAGGATTCAAGATAAGAGTAGGGGCTTTGTCTACCGCTTGATAGCCTATACCTACTTGTAATACGCTAACATCAGGGTTGTTCTTGAACTTTCCATATGACATAATTCCAAAAGTGGCACCAAAATTAGCATCTCCGGCTATATGAGATAGATCGGCTGATCCTCCCGCCGTTAAAAACAATCTGGGATTCCAGAAACTAAACTTAGCTGAAGGATAAACTTGCTTGGTAGTAGAGGAAGTAATAGGAAGGGTATAAGTATTATTGCCTTCTTTAATATTAACTTGATTATAAACCACATTTCTTTGATTCTCATCAGTTCCAATTACATTATCCACTGTATATTGACGAGCCGTAATATTAGCACTCCAAGGATTAGTTTGGAACGCCGAGAAACCGACGGTACCAAAAGGAACTTTGACCGTGCCAAATTGCTCATTCAATTGATATTGTTGTTGAGCCTTCATATAACCAAAAGGATCTGGATTAGGACAACCAGCAACTTGAGTGGGAGGAGTTGGATTAACTGTTCCAGTGCCAGTGCTATCTTGATTGGTAGTATTCTGTGCCTGGCTATTAACCACCACTACATTAGCGGTGGTCAGACTGGCCTTGACCGAAGACATATCTGCCTGAATAGCAGCTAAGGCAGCCGCATTCACACCATTAGACGCTAACAATGCTGCCACATCTTCTTTGGTGGCCCAAGTAGTTTGGGCTCGCACTACACCATCAATTAGTTGTCGTTGCGCCAATTGTTCTGTTTGGATAGCAGTTTGTTGTGCAGATAACTGATGCTGCGTATATATTACAAATCCTAAAGCTCCCAATGCAAGAAGCATACCTAAAAATATTAAAATCTTTCCTGTTACTGACATATCATTTTCTCCTAAAAATTACTTTTGTATAGCCGGACACCAATGAATGGTTCTGCCTTCTGGTGTCGTTTCTTTTATAATTGGATTGCCTAATGGATCTTGTTTTTGTCTATAAACCTTGAAACAACTGGAATATCTACCTTCTAGACCAAAAGGATCTTTATAGGTAAGAATAGTAGCACCCTGATGAGTATAAGAGTCCCGCATAACCATAGTAATGTTATCCATTAGATCAACAATTTCATTTGCTGTTAAACTATTAGCTTTACGCCATGGAGACATTTTGGATAGATACAAAGCTTCTGCACGAATGTAATTACCTACACCAGCAAAGACGGACTGATCCATTAAAACTTCACCAATAGTTTTCTTAGAATCTTGCAGTTGAAATGGAATTAAGGTATGATAAACTGGTATGGAGCCATAATGCAAAGGATCCCATCCAAGTGTTTCAAGTTTCTTATCGAGTTTATCTTTTCCATGCACAAACTTAATGGTTCCAAAATGTCTTGGATCATTAAAATAAACTTCACTTCCATCTATGAACTCTATTCCTAAAGCAGGATGTTTTCCTTTTTTAGTAGACCATTGTCCCGACATACCGAAGGTGTTAAACATATACCACTCGCCATCGAATGTCCAATACATGAACTTACCTTTAGTTTGGACATTTAGAACTTTGGACTTATCCCTAAACTCATCTAGTCCCTCTGGATTAGAGGTTTGGTATCTTCCGCTCATATGATAGACAGCAGTAGTTTTACCCACAACCAACGGTCTAATGACTTCGGCACTTAAACGTACTTCAACGCCCTCTGGCAAAATACACGTCCTTTCTAAAAATTAGAAAAAGAAAACACCTCTAGCTATGAGCGGGAAAAATAAAAATCCAACCCCTATAGCATATACTTAATTTTAAGACACAAAGCAAATATTTTAGCACTCGAAACTAATCTCGAACTTATTAATTTTCGTTAGTGGGAAGGGTTCGATCGTAGATAGCCGCGAAGGCTCTCGTCTAATACCTGACTGTGAAAACTTTTTCAGTCCTGACTCGCGTCTCTTGCTGAATATTAATATAGCGTGCACTTACGAAATGTAAAGCCTCGGCAAATTATTTTAATTTTGCCCATTTTTTCTCAAAAACTTGTTTACCTTGTTTATAGAGCTGATGAACATTTAATTGGGAAGTAGAAACTTTACCAAAATGCACAAGTGGAATGGTAACTACCTTCATTGGCATTTTAATCTTACGACATCGAAAACCCAAATCAGCATCGTTAAAATATAATGGAAATTGTTCATCCCAAAGTAGTCCGTTATCCATAATAAGTTTCTTCCAATTGTCTCTATGAGAAGCAATACACCAACCAGATAAATAGCTATGACCAGATAATTGTTGATTAGCCTCTTTGATGAAGTTGAAATTATTATCTAATAGACCCATGGTCGGGCCCACTATAGCATTATCACATTCAGTAATTATTTTATCAGTCCAACTTTTATGATCTGATCTTACTTTTATATCGTTATTTAAGAAGACGACATAATCCCCTCTAGATATTAAAAATCCTACATTACAAGCTTTAGAATGAAAGACATTTTCTTTATTCCTAATATAGATAAAATTAGGACTGTGTATTTGAGATAATTTTTGTTGTGTTTCATCGGTAGAAGCATTGTCAATTACTATTATTTCACAACCAGTTTCTAATTGCAATAAATCATTTAATGCACTTATAGTAAAGTTTATTTTGTTAAATACTGATATAACAATACTTATCATTCTGGCTTTAACTCCCATACCATTTGGTATACTTCACCACTAGGTCGAAACTTTAAGAAAGAAGCTATTTGTGGTGGCACCTGTGAATAAGCTTCCTTAAACTCGGAGTTCTTGAGGAAGTTCTTTAAGTTGTGTTCATTAACGATCTTGAAACCACATTTCTTAATCATCTTATCTAATGAATTAATAGTAAAGAAACGGAGGTGAGTATTGTCTAGTAATCCAGTTTCACGATAAGTAAACTTATCATTTATAAGATCTATGATAACACCATTATAAGCAATATTGGGAATAGAAATCCAAACGGATCCAGTTTCTTTTAATGCTGACTTGCTATTCGATAAAACCTCTTGTGGATATAATAAATGTTCTAATACATCAGCAAAAATTACATAATCATATTTAAGATCGCCTAGAATTATATTCCAAAAAACACTTACCTCTATATCTCCAATTCCCCCTATCCAACTATGTCTACACCATTGTTTAGCAATATTACCCGCCTCCCAATCTTTTTCTGCAATATCTACCACACAATTAAGAGTTTCTTTGAGATACTTAGTCATACGACCATGGGCACACCCTATCTCTAATATAGTGGAATTAGGTTTAATATTGTTGAGAATAACGGAGTTAGAGTTTTGTGTTTTCATATCTAACTTAAAATCATATTTTGACATTCTTATCTCCCGAACATATGAAGCATTCTAGCTCTTAATGCCTCATCACTTTCTTCGCAAAACTCTCCCTTTGGACATGAAGCATTCACTCTTCGCACGCCATATAGATCAGCTAATTTATCTAGGGCATCTCCGGTAGCCGT